GCCGCGCATATCAAAATATTGACCAGCACTACAAACCAGTGCGATTCGCTGTACAGGCCGAACAGATATCGGAAAGGGACGCTGGCATATACCAGCACCGTGAGATAAGCCATCAGCGATATCACAGGGCGATGTCTCGCCCCTCCGCGCTGGTAGAACATCAGGGCAATAACGATCACTGCGCAGATACACGCATTAACCATCGCCGAAGGATCACTTGTTACCATTGCTGGCCCCTCCTCCACGTAAGCGAGAGAGAATTCCAAACAGGCTACCCAAATCCTGACTGTTAACGAACGTCAGCAGCTTAATAGCAATTGCGGCAACGATTACCGCGCCCAGCGCATCAAGTGGCCTGTCGCTATACCCCGTCCATCTGGAGAAGTACGAACCAATGAGCGGTGCGGCGAGTACCCCGAAGATGAATGAAGTGATGAAGTAGCCCACCAGCTTGATGCGGCCGATGTTAACCGCTGTCGCTACGTAAAAAACAGCACCGGCGAATGCACCAAACACCACGCCATAATCGATACCAGTAGCCAAACCAAAAACGCTGGCCCCCATCAGACCACCAGCCGCTACCGTAGTGCCAGTAACAGGATCGGACATCTAGCCCCCTCGTATTGCCGTGAGTCCTCTCAGAAATGAGGGGAAACAAAAAAGGCCACCCGGAGGCAGCCCTTAAATGTAAAAACCCGCACTGATGGCGGGTTTCTTTTTTTTCTGTTGCTCAGTTCGCTTTAACGTCCCGAGCCTACCACAATTTAAGCACTTTCTTGCTCACTCTGCAACTTAAATCTGTCGCCATTTGTGCCGAACGCGTCACAAACTGGAGCGTACAGGATCGATTCTGCCAAACTTAGCCACGTGTCAATGCGACGCCGACAGGTGATTAACGTCCAGTCATGGTGTTTGGCCTGCAGTTCATTGGCCATCTGCAGCTTGCTCTTACGCAGGCGATGACGGTCAACAATCACACCGTATAGCGATCGGTAGTCATCATTCATCAGAACGGAAGCAATGACCCCGTCAACCCGCAGACCCTCTTCGTCTGAACAGAACGCCAGCCCGCTTTTATTTTTGCTATCCAGAATTGCACGCAGGTACGCCTCAAGCTCAGGTTTGGTGATCCCCGATTTCTTCATGCGGCGTAGCGCATCATTGATAGCAGTCTTGGTGATTGTCCCGGATGCCAGCAGCTGGTTAAACATGTTCCCACCAGAACCGCCGCCGATGTACGACCAGCGGCCCCACATGCGGAGCTTGCCCTGAATCCAGATGCTTTCGAGAGTGCGGAGGCGAACGGTTTCGCCTGCTTTGCCAACTTCAGAAGGATTAATCATTTTGCGTCTCCACTACGCCAGTACGCCGATTGCCAGCGCACGATCTAAAAACCGAAACAGCAGCGTTAACTGGTCGCCGTATTTCGCTTCAAATGCCACAGGATCAGCGTGCAACGCGTCGTGATGCTCTCTGCACAGAGGTATCACAAACAGGTCATGCGCTTTGGTACCCATTCCACCCTGCCCGTGGCCAATCAGGTGGTGGGGGTCGTCTGCCGGTTTAGAACAGCAGACACACGGCTGGGTTTTAACCCATCGCGTATACTTCTCGTTTTCCCAGCGGCGGCGCTTGGGCCGCAGCATCAAGGATTCCGGAGTGTCAGGATCGACCTTCACTGAAACTATCTTTTTGGCTTTCTCCTGCAGCAACTCAGCAGCAGGTATCGATGGTGTGATTTCACTCTCACGCATCACTGACTGGAAGGGTTCAGGCTTTAGCCTCAGGGCTTTGGCCGCCATGCTTTCCGGGATTGCATCACCCAGGCCGTTCTTCACCAGCCACCAGCAGAACTCAGGAAGCGTAAGGATATGGTCTTCACTGAAGCCAAGTTGACCGCTTACAGCTCTCACCAGCCAGGATACCAGGTTTTTGCGGGCAATGCCTGCCAGCCTTTCAGTGAAATGCTCACGCAGTTGGTTATCACATCCCCAGCAAAGAAGGATGCTGCCGGGCTTGTGGCGCATGATTGTGAATTCGTCTGCATGCCAGTCGTTGTGCGGCCACTGACATTCCCGTTTCTTCTCCAGCCAGGCGTCAAAAACCGACATTCCACCAGCGCGCTGGATAACCGCCGGGTTCTCGAAAACAGGCAGTAAGCTGCCATCTTCTGCCAGCGGCTGATGCGACTGAGGTATCACGCCAGACGGCATATCAGCCAGTTGTTCTCCAGGAGTTTCGATCACGACGCGGCCCTGCCGGAATAACCACATCAGCTCACTGCCGGGGCGAAAGAGAACCACCCCTGACATAGGCGCAATTTCAGGTGTCAGTAATGCCCTCACGCCATCAGCCCCTTAGCAATATGTTCAGCCCAAAGGCCGCCAACCCAGCGCACACCCTTCGCAGTAAAACGTGCCTGGCTGAACGCGTAGTTCGACGCATTGGTAGTTCCGGTCTTTACCTCAAAGCGTTCGGCTTCGATGTGCTGATGGTATGGCGTAAGTGTGCCGTTCAGCCGGTACATGATGTGGTTATCCAGCAGGAACAGGCGGAACTCAGGTTCTTTCGCGTTTAGCAGTTTGGCCACCTGGCGGAATGTCATCGAACCGGTAGCGGTTACGTAACGATCAACGAACTCCGCTTTCGGCGTGGCAATCGCCAGTTCTTCACTCAGTCGTTGCTTTTGCTCAGCAAGGTCGGCAGCCATGCGGAGAGCCTCAGGTAATGTCTGAGGAAGTTTAAGCCCTTGCCCGTTCTCAAGCTCCTGCCAGCGGTCAACGAGACGGGCAGTAAACTCTGGGCAGAGCTGCGCAACGATCACATAGCTGTCACGCTTGATAACTTCGTAATAGTGATAGGTCTGGCCGTTCTGTGGATGGGTGTACTGCATTGCAGCATACCCCCCAATAACTCCGGAATTCATCAGGCGCTCTATAGCGACGCATACGTTGCTGTGCCGTGAATCAACCAACTTTGCAATTTCACGGCTGGACATTGTGACCTGTTGCCCCTGCATCACGGCATGGTGAGTAGGGCAATTCACTACGATATTCATGTGATTCATGCTCTTTTCCACTTATCAGGCGGCTGCACCCGCCATGGGTTCATGTTTGGTGATCGTTATTTCTACTTTTCCTCCCGGCACCTGGGGCCCCCACTCCACCAGCATCCGTTTCACTTGGCTGTCATCCTCCCAGATGCCCGCATGAGTGAGAGCGTCAAATAACGCCTTGTTGAAGTTGTCTATATCACGGCAGCGAGCATCTGGTGGGTAGAGGACGATCTCTACCGCTGCTGCTGCCGATGACGGTTTAGGCAGGCGGCGAAGCTGTTCAATGATTGCGGCACATGCTGCGCTCTGATATGCCCTGCCCTTTGCGCTGATAAGATGCTGACCTTTGAGCGGTCCGCTGTTCGGCGCGCGCCAGTAAGTGTTTACGCTTGGCGGAAAAGGAAGAATCAGCTTCATGGCTTAGCCCCGCGTTCTTCCAGCCAGGCGACTGCATTCTCTCTGGCACCGTGTTCACCGTTAACAAGCGCCTTGATGATCGATACAGCATCCATATCCCATTCGCTTTTGAGAACTGTTATCCCCCTCGCCGCGCCAGGCGCAACAGAGATGTAGCCCTTTTTCTGAAGGGATTTCACATGCCCTGCAGCGGTGTTTCCTGAAGAGCAGCCAATCAACCCGGTAAGCTCTGATATCGTTGGCGGAAAACCTGTACGCTCCTTGTACAAGTTAATTGCATCAAGCACTTCGCTCTGACGTGGCGTTAATCCGATCATGATTGAACCCACCCTTTACCAATTACGTTTTTGATAACGCCCAATTTCCGGAGTGCCTGAAGACGACGATCTAAAATACGAAACGAGTCAAATTTATGTTTCCCCTCGCTGGCGGCAATTGCCTCACACTCAACCTGAACAGGACCAGTGAAAAGAACTGAAAATAATGTCGGTTTGCTGTTTAAACGGCTCAAAATCGCATTGTCCAGTTTTACGTATTTGGTCATGACTCCACTCCATAGCGCCCGTTCAGGCGACCAATTTCACTGTTAAACTTCACCAGGGTTACGCCCATCGGCTTCACCAGCTCGTGATACTTCTTCAGGATCGGAGGAACAGCAGTATTCCAGCTTGGTTTAGGCTTCTGTTTAAGCGTTTCCCTTATCTCCCGGATGCATCGGCGCGCAACATCGCGCACTGCATTTTCCTGTTCAGCTGAAAGCTTTATCATGCTGCCCGATCCTCTTTTTTACTGATTGGAACCGCCCACCCCGAGACCAGCTCGATGTCAGGTGATTCAGCCTCATTCCCCCAGTGGTCCCAGCCAAGCGCGCCACAGCGACTGAATAACTCGATACGCGGAACGTCACCGTAAAGTTGCTCAAGGCGGAATCGGGCTTCAGCAGGTTTGGCGCTGTGTTCACCAAGAGGGCTGTAGATAACCTGCTTCACGCTGGCGCTCAGCCGTTCCAGCCCATTACCTCGGGTCGCGATCAGAAGATCTTCCGTATTGGCACGGGTGTAGTTACCGCCATTCATCTTGGTCTGACCGTTCAACAGATCGAGGAAGTCGTAGAAGTCCTCAACATTGCCGGACTGCAGCGCTTTGTTGATGTGCTGTTCTGCCAGTGGATTGAACTTCACCCAGGTGAACCCCTTCATGGTGCGAACCTTAAAGCCCCAGGCCTCAGCCAGTTCAATCGCCTCGCGGGTGTGAGTGCCGGTGAACCACATGGCCAACACCGAGTTTTCAGCAGCCACTTCCCAGACAGGCAGGCGTTTGATGTCGATCAGCTTCATGGTGCCGTAATGATTTTCAGCAGCACCATTGCTCGCCCTGTTGCTGTACTCCCATGGCGGATCTGCGTAAATCAGCGAATAGCTCATTCGTGCCCCCTGAAACCGTGTGGGACTTTGCTGTAATCAGTTTTTTCAAAACTTGATTTAAAGATCCCATCTTCACGGGCCCACTCTCCGTTAACGCGCTGTGGTCGGCCAGCGTTCTGCCAGCTGTTTGCTGATTTCAGGTAGCCTGGGAACTTGGAAGGCTGGAACAGCGTCTGTGGGCGGAGATAATCGGACATCTTCAGGTCGTCAGCCCACTTGGCGTTGCAGTAGTCAACCACCAGCATCAACTCGGCAACGGTAAAACCTTCGCCGATACGGGCCCGAATGTTCTGCAGCGAGGTGGTAGAAACCTGATAACGGGAGTTGGTGACCTGGTTCAGGTGAACTAAAGCCTGTTTAGCCTGATCGGTAATCACCACCTCACGGTCTGGTTGCGACGCAACCGGACAAGAAAGGGTTTTATTCTCTGTAGTACTCTCTGTTGTATTCTCTGTAAGAACATCAGTGCATTTTGACCTGATGACAGCGGTTCGTTTTGACCCGATGGAGCGTTTCACATTGACCTGTTCCATTAGGTCATTTTGACCTGATGGACGAGTGCATTTTGAACTCTTGGATTTGGTCACGTTGACCTCGTCTAAAAGCTCGCTTGCATAGTTGATCGTGTAGTAGTTCGTCATGTCGCGCTGGGACTTATTCAGCTGCTCAATTTTGAGCACGCCGAGCGTCTTCAGGCGGGTGAACGTGCGCTTCAGAGTGGACTCAGACCAGAACGGGAACTGCTCCAGCCATTGCTCATTCGTGTTGTAAATCCAGCGCTCGCCGTCACGCTCCAATCCGGAGGTGGTTTCTTTCAGCCAGTAGTTCACCTGCTGCAACGCAATCGCCTCGTTCAGGCCAATGCTGTACGCAAGGTCAGGGTTTATCACTATTGGCCGGGATGGCATTAACAGGCTCATGGCAGTCCTTTAACTCTGTAAACTTACGCTGGAATTGCTCAAGAGGGCTGAAGCACTCATGATCGTACCCTTCGCGAATGTATATAACGCGTCGACTCTCTGGCTCCCATCTGACGACGTGGACAGTGATACCTCGGTGGTCTTTGAATCGCCGGTCAACTTCAGCCATTCCTCACGCCCCTTCTCGTTCATCAGAGTAAAAGCCTCTACCATTGCGTAATCAGGCTGGTAGTTGTTCACTTCAGCCTCGTTGTTTAATCTCTCCACATAGCCGAACGGGGATTCTTTCCCCACCAGCGGCAGGCATCGGAATTGCTTAGCTGGTCTGAATCGGTTTAAACTGTTCATGCGTTAGTTTCTCCACTGAATACGACACGCCACGACGCCCGGAGCTGCACACTCGCGGGCGTCACTTCTTTTTGCTTTGCTTACGGCTAAACAGCGCAACAATCGCGCGGATCTCTTCTTCACGCGCAGCCAGGTGGCGGCGGTGATGCTCTTTGATTTCTTCAGCTTCATGCGCTTCAATAACTCCATCTTCCAAAGCAGCCTGGATAATCTGGTCAACACGCCCACGCGCGGCGGCAGTTCTCATGGCCCGAGTAAAAAGATCCACGCGGTCAAGGTCATCAAGCTTTGGTATATCCACCAGCAATGCACCGCGGCGCTGAGCGAAGTAATCAGCCAGCAGTGATGTATTGGAAATGTCTTCCATCGCTTCCAGCTCGTTCACCTCAAAGAAGCGGCAGCCGTTCTTCTCGTACAGGTTGTTGTTGAACTGAGTTACAGACATGCCAAGAGCACCGGCCATAGCCTCACGGCCGCCGGGGTACGCTTTACACATCGCTTTAACTACTTCTTTCAGGCTTGGCTCTACCATGTTGATTTTCCTTTGGTAGTTATCAAATGACTGCTTTCGCATTACGATCACCCTTACCTGCTACGTCATCAGATGCTTGATAGCGACTCGGGTATAAAATGTGCAACTCGCTGATCTCCCCCTCAAAGAACTTGGCAAGACGTTCAGCCAACTCAACTGAGGGAACTTGCTCGCATCTTTCAATGCGGCTCAACGTTGCCGGGTCAACCTGTACGCCAGTCGCAACATGCAACAAGGTCATACCGTGCGATTTACGCAATTTTCTTAACGGTGATTGCATAATACCTCCCATATTTGCGTATTACGCATGTTATTGCATGTTAGCGAATTGCGCAAGTTGCTTTGCATGAGACGCAAAAACAACATGTAATAGGCGCATGAATATAGGATCTCGCATACGACAACTTCGCCTGGCGAAGAATCTAAAAATCGCAGAGCTTGCTGAGTCTGTGGGGGTTGATGCTGCCAATATTTCCCGCCTTGAAACGGGTAAGCAAAAGCAGTTTTCAGAACAAACACTTAACAGACTTGCTCACGCTTTAAGCGTCAGTGTCCCAGACCTATTTACCTCTTCTGAAAATAAGTCTACTGTATATATAAACAGTGAAAGCGATACGACAGCCCGAAAGGTAGCTGATGTATACAGAGTCGAGGTACTTGATGTGAGCGCAAGCGCCGGGGCAGGACATATTCAGGGTTGTGATGTCATTGATGTTATTCACGCTATCGAATACAGCAGCGACCAGGCATTAGCCATGTTTGGAGGAAGAACGTCATCAGGGGTGAAGGTAATCAACGTTCGTGGCGATAGCATGGCTTCAACCATAGAACCGGGTGATTTAATCTTTGTTGATGTAAACATTAACGAATTTGATGGCGACGGCATATACGTGTTTGGGTTTGACGGTAAAGTTTACGTTAAACGGCTGCAGATGATCCCAGACCAGTTGCTGGTTATTTCCGATAATCCTATGTACAGAGAATGGAACATTACAAAGGACAACGAACATAGATTCTACATCTACGGAAAAGTTTTAATCAGCCAGTCTCAATCCTTCAAACGCCACGGATAGAAAGCCATCCATTAAGATCAGACCTCGTATGAGGTCTTTTTTTTACCCTCACATTTGCGTAATATGCATTTTATTACTTGCGTTACTCGCAATTTGTGATTATCTTGAATTCACCGGCATATGGCACATGTGTCGCAGCGGTCCGGTAGGGTTACTTTGTTGCTACTTTCCCAACCGGGTAGCCGGAATGTGCAAGCCAGGCACGAACGACAGTCAGAGACGCTTCACCAGCGTGGCGGTTAGGTGTGACACCTCGGAAGAGACGAGGATATCAACCGCTCACGTTAAGCATCTCGCCGGGTGCTTAGCGGGACTGGAAGAGTTACCACTTGGAGACGGTCCTTATAAATGTCCTGGACAGTGGCGGTGACCGCACCGATAAGAGCGGCGGCAACTATGCAAACATGAAAGGCCGTAAAAACTTGTTAGGCCGATGAGTTCAAATGGCAATAAAGAACTGACAGCCGGGAAAGACCGGCACACAACAGGTAAGAGCATTTAGGGGACGGTATCTGCTTAGCAGACTGCCGATAGAACCGGAGATGTTGCTCTAACCGTTGTGGTAATTGCGGCTATGCGCACGTGACGAAGCCAAAATCATTCAACTCAACAATGAATGCATTCTTGATAGTGTGACGTCGCCGGTAATGGCTTAACCGGCAGGTGGAGGCACCACCGCCACAACCTGAAACCGTAGTCCCTGTAGCAAAGATAGCTGTGTGTAGTCTTGGCGGTACCAGTTCCATCCTTTGAAGTCACTGGTACCGCACTTTTTTACATAACACAAAAGAGCATCACCGAGTGACGGGCCCATAACCCAACCCACTCGGGTGATATTGGGAGCGAACTTCTCCCTCCTCCTGAAATCGCAGGTGCTCTTCTGTGTTGTGTGGAGAACTAAACCCCTTGTGCAGAGGAAATGAACAATGAAATTACCTAAGTTTCGTAATGCAATCGTATTTCGGGCAACGCTTCCAAGTATTGAAGCGATTGAAGTACACCTGGCTGAAATGCCATTTGAAGAAATTGGCGAAACAGAATTTGCCCGCGCCGCTTTTGTGCCAAACCCAGTTACTGGCGAACTGGTAACGCCAATCACTAACGGCTACGCAATCGTTGTTCGTCGTGACCAGAAAATCATTCCTGCTCAGGTTGTAGCTAAAGAAGCTCAGGACCGCATTCAAAATATCGAAAACAGAAGTGGTGAAAAATTAAAACGGCAGGATCGCAATGCGATCATCTGTGATGTGAAAGTTGAGCTGTGCAAACAAGCATTCGTCCAGTCTTCACTTGTTCTGGCACTTTACAATAGCGAAGAAAAGCTGCTGATCATCAACACCACTAATAAAAATATTGCTTCGATGTTTGGCGCGATGCTCGTTAAGGCTGTCGGTTCTGTTAAAACTGAAACCATTCATATCGACAACATTAAAAATGGTCTTACTGCTCGCCTTCAAAACCATCTTGAAGGTAATGCAGAAGCATTTGGTGAGTTCCAGGTTGGCGATTATATACAGCTTTCTCGTTATGCCGAACACAAAGAAGTTTTACGTTATTCGGCAGAACATTCGTCAGTCTCCACTGAATTATCTGAAAGCCTTAGTAGCGGGTTCGGTGTTGACCAGATGGAATTTTGGGGAATGGGAATCAATTTCCTGCTTACAGAAAAATTCCATTTTCGCCGGATTGATACCCAAGGTAATGTTTATGGCGACGATGATGATAAAGCGTACCGCTGGCGTCATCAGGCCAGTACAGACATGTTCCAGTTCAGCAAGGTAGTTAACCATCTCTGCGAATTGCTCGCATACAAAGAAGCACAAGAGCAGAAGCCAGCAGCCTAAATTTTTTTTGCAGCGATCACCCCATAAGAATGGGTTGGGTTGCTGCAACCAAAATTCAGCGGATATTTCCACTGGAGGACTGATGAACCACCTCGAATTTATTGAGAAGAACGTAAGGGAAATGCTGATTAAACAAGGCTTTTCCGTTTCGGTGGCTCAGGGGGGGGCATGGCAAGCGATTGATTTATATAAGCGAATGTCGCAAGCCAGCAAAAAAGGAGCAATTTTCGATGATGTGATGCGGCATGCGAAAGCCTGGGCAGACAAACAGGTTTCAAAAGCTGAGGTAACAAAACGAAAACGCACCTCCCCAAAAGACCAAGGCGGCCTCTTTTAAGTTGTAAGGCCAAGAATTCAGCGTCGTGCAGGACGCTTATATAACGG